AGCCTTGGTGGTTTATCGGCAGACCCGAACAACACGAACCCGAAGGCGACTGGAATATCTGGTTGATTATGTCGGGTCGCGGTTGGGGCAAGACACGCACAGGCGCAGAGTGGCTTACGGAACGCATATTGACAACGCCAAAAGCACCTGACGGCACGGGTACGCAATGGGCAATTATCGCACCGCGTTTTAGCGATACGAAAACAGTCTGCGTAGAAGGTCCATCAGGGCTGCTGGTTTCAATACGAAATCGTGGGCTAGTGCCTGATGTTGATTATATCTATAACAAATCGTCATACAAGATTACTTTCAAAGACGGACAGATAGTTCACATGTTCGGTGCGGATTCGCCCGATAGCGGTCGCGGTCTGAACTTATCAGGCGCATGGCTTGATGAGGTTGCTGCTTGGCCTTATCCGTATGAAACTTGGACAGAAGGTTTAGCACCTGCGCTGCGTATCGGCGAAAGACCACGCATCGTTGCAACAACAACGCCAAAGCCCATCAAGTTACTTCGTGACTGGGTATCGCGTACTGACGGCTCAGTAGTTGTCACTCGCGGAAGCACATTTGATAACGCAAGGAATTTGTCTGAAACCGCGCTAGCGGAACTGAAGGCGCGCTACGAAGGTACGCGCACAGGAAGGCAAGAGTTATACGGCGAACTGCTGGAACAGGCAGAAGGCGCACTATGGCAGCGCTATTGGATAGAAGATACTCGCGTCACGCCCGACAAAGTACCACCGCTATACCGCATCGTAGTTGCTATTGACCCAGCAGTAACGAGCGGAGAAGATAGCGATGAAACAGGAATTATCACAGCAGGAGCAGCATCAGACGGACACTTCTATGTCCTCTCTGATGACACTATACGCGCTACTCCAAACGAATGGGGTAAGCGAGCAATTGAAGCATTTAGAAAACACAAGGCAGACCGAATCGTTGCTGAAACAAACAACGGCGGTGACATGGTTATTATGGTGCTTCAACAGGTAGATAGAAATGCACCTGTTACCAAAGTTCATGCGACACGCGGAAAGCGTGTGCGCGCAGAACCTATTTCGGCACTCTACGAGCAGTATCGCGTTCATCATGTTGGCGCGTTTCCGCAACTCGAGGACCAAATGGTAATGTGGACACCCGAAAGCGCCGAATCACCTGATAGACTAGACGCACTAGTGTGGGCACTTACCGAACTGAAAGATGGTTCAGTATCTCTTACGGGATTACAGAACCTCGCTACAATTTGCGGCAGTTGTCAGATGCCGAATAAGAAAACGAACAAGATTTGCGAATACTGTAACGCGGCACTAGGAGCATAAATGGCAGTTACTTACAACACCGTAATCGACCAAGGTGCGGATTGGTATATAACTTTTATTTATGAACAGCCGAACGGCAATCCTGTCAATATCACGAGTTACACCGCAGCACTACAAGTACGCACATCACCACTCGCCAAAACAGCAGTATTGACCCTGACGAACGGCAACGGCATTACTATCACAGGCAATACTGGAACTATCGCGTGTCATGCGACCAACACACAAACGGCAGCGATTACTAACGGCAGATATGCTTATGACATTGAAATTACTTCGCCTCAGAATGTTGTAACACGCCTTGTTCAAGGCACAATTGAAGTCAGCCCACAAGTAACGAGGACATGATGGCAGACGAAACAGTAGTAGTTCAAGTAACGCAGCCGATTATCCGCGTTACTGCTCCCGGACCGCAAGGTGGAGCAGCACAAATTTTCTATACGCATACTCAAGCAGTTGCCAGTAGCGTATGGACTATCAATCATAATCTCGGTGGAGAACCTACTGCGGTCGTGCTTGATTCAGCAGGTACTCAATGTGAAGGCACATTTAGTTATCCAAGCAAGAACACAATGGTAATAACCTTCACGGCAGCCTTTACTGGCACCGCGTATGTAATATAGGAGAAATAATGGCAAGAAAATTTCTAGTCAGCATTGACTTAAACAAGAACGAATTACAAAACGCGGTAATTCAGAATCTCGGAACTGCACCATCTAGCCCTCTCGATGGTCAGATTTACTACAACACCTCTGACGATACGCTGTATTTTTACAACGGCACACAATGGGTGAACTTCGTACAGACTACGCAAGTTCAGTACGGTACATTCAGCAACCGCCCTGCCGCTAATACTGTTCCTGCTGGTACGCTCTATTTCGCAACAGATAATAATCTCCTATATCTAAGCGATGGCTCGACATGGGACCAAATCTCATCTTTCGGCACAGTTTCAGCACAAACCTCTTACGGCGATACTTCGTCAAGCGGTAGCAGCAACGATTATGCTCGCGCTGACCACACGCACGGAACGCCATCTCTCACCAGCACAGCACCGCAAACACTTGCGGCTGGTGGAACTAACAGCGTAGGTACTGCGAGTACACCTGCTCGCGCAGACCATGTTCACGCACTACCTAATTTTGGCAATGTCACCGCGCAAACAACTTTCGGTTCTGCTTCTGCTAATGGTTCAGGCACAGACTTCGCTCGTAATGACCATACTCACGGAACACCAACACACGACAACGCAGCACACAGCGCAATCAATCTTTCCGCGCTTACTGTTCCTCTTGCTGATGTGTCTTTCGGTAACTACAAGATTACTAACCTCGCAACACCAACTGCCGATACTGACGCAGCAACTAAAGCGTATGTTGATGCAACTGCGCAAGGACTTCTTATCAAAGAAGCAGTTCACCTCGCAACTGCCGCAATTCTTCCTAACAGCCCTGCGTGGACTTCTGCTAACGGCGGAACAATCACAGCAGGAAGCAACACCACTCTCACAGTAGACGGCGACCAAGTTCTTGCTGGTCAGCGCGTTCTCGTCAAAAATGAGGCAAGCCTCGGCGGTCTAGGTGGTCAATACAACGGCATTTATGTATTGTCGCAAGAAGGTGACGGCTCGAATCCTTGGATTCTTGTTCGCTCTGCTGACGCTAATACTTCTGCTGAAGTTAAGTCGGGTATGTTCACATTCGTACAGACTGGCGACACTCTTGCCAATACTGGCTGGGTTCTTACAACCGACAACCCAATTACCCTCAACTCTACTGTTCTTGAGTTCACTCAGTTCTCGGGTGCTGGTACTTATACCGCAAGCAATGGTGTTGCTCTCGGAGCAGTCGGCGGAGCAAATAACTTCTCTGCTGTTGCTCATACAGGTATCTCTGTCAGTTCCGCAGGTATCGCTATCGATACTGCTGTTGTTGTACGCAAGTACGCAGCCAATGTTGGTGACGGCTCGAACACCTCATACACGATTACCCATGACCTCGGCACTCGTGATGTTATTGTTACTGTCTATGATAACAGCAGCCCATACGCAGAAGTGATTTGCGATGTACAACATACAAACACTACTTCGATTACTCTGCTATTCTCAGTCGCTCCAACTTCAAATCAATATCGTGTAGTCGTACACGCTTAGGAGGCTAGCGTGGGTCTGCTTGACAGATTGGCTAGAGCAGTCGCGGCGGAAATTCAGAAAGCACCGAATCTTCCGCCCGGAACTGTCACTATCTCTGAACAAGATATGGTGAATCGCTCTAGACCTATGAATCAAACATACGGTCAGTCAGTTGGATTACCTCGTAATCCGATTTGGCCAAATGTTCCATTTACACCCGGAAGTCCTATCGTTCCGGGAGCGATAAATCCATTACGCGAAGATGGTCGTCCTGACCCTCGCCGTTATGAGTATCAAGTTGCGCAAAATATCAACATCACGGAAACGCGTCTTATCCCTTTCAAGACATTACGCGCAACCGCAGACCAAGTAGATATTATCCGCCGTTGTCTTGAAGTTGTGAAAAACAAAATCACGGGTATGGACTGGGATATTGTTTTGAGCGATGACGCTTCTGAACGCATCGCAGCAGAATCAGGCAAAGACCATGTTCGTGCGATGGCTTCGGCGCGTGAGAAATACACAGAAGATATTGCTCGCCTACGCGGATTTTGGGAAAACCCTGACAAAGCAAATGGATACACATTTTCGGACTGGATTAACCTTTCCGTAGAAGAAATCCTCGTGATAGATGCGTGGGCTATTTGGCCACAAAAGTCTGTCGGTGGAGATTTATACGGATTTCAGGTACTTGACGGCTCAACTATCAAGCCACTTATTGACGACCGAGGAATGCGTCCTATTCCACCTAACCCTGCGTTTCAGCAGATTCTCTACGGATTTCCTCGTAGCGAATTCATGGCGCCAATGGAAATGGAAGATGCCGATGGAGAATTCACCTCTGACGAACTATCTTATTTGGTCAAAAATAGAAGGTCATGGACTATCTATGGATTTTCCCCAACTGAGCGCTCATTACCTCTTGCTGACATTTATCTGCGCAGACAGCAGTGGCTACGAGCAGAATATACAGATGGTGTACTCCCTGAACTAATGTTTCAAACTGACGCAACATTTGGTAATAATCCAGAGTTGTTGCGCGCGTATGAAAACATTTTCAACGATGACCTCGCAGGACAAACCGCACAGCGTAAGCGTTCGCGCGTACTACCTGCTGGTTTCGTACCGCATCAGTTTGAAGGATACGGCGAGAAGTTCAAAGATGTTCTTGATAACTATCTTGTCACCTCTATCTGCGGACACTTCGGCGTATTGCCATCAGAAATCGGATTTAGCGGTAGCGGTTCGCTCGGTGCGTCAGGATTACAAGAAGGCGAAACACTCTCGGGCGAAGTTATCGGCATTGCTCCGCTAGTCGACTGGATTAGCAAGCAACTTACGAACTTGTCCTATGTTTATCTCGGTATGCCGCGCGAACTTGAATTCAAGATTCTGTTTGAGTCTAAGGTTGATACGGAAGCAGAAGCGCGCCGTATTGATATTGAGTTGAAGAACGGCAACCGCACAGTAAACGAAGCGCGTTCCAAGAGTGGTTTGCCACTACTCGACACACCACAAGCAGATATGCCAATGCTTTATAGTGGTAGCGGATTATTCTTCCTCTCACCAGAAGGGATTATCGATGCAGCAACAGCGGCAGGAGCAAGTGCTCTTGAAGGTCCTGATGCTGAGGCAGTTGACGGCGAACTCCCCATCGGCGAAACACCTCAAACTGAAGAAGGACAACTGGTTCAAGAGGTGGCAGAGGAAAAGAAGGAAGAAGAAAGTGATAAAACTACTGAGGAAGTTAAGAAATTCCTCAAGTGGCTCCGCAAAGGTAATCGCAAAAGACCCTTCAATTTCGAAGTAATCGAAGCAGACTACGCAGAAGTTATCAACAAGTATCTTGCTATCGGTGACGAAGAATCTGCCCGTTGGCACGCGGAGAGATACATAGGGCTGTAAATGAAACCGAACACGAAGCGTCTTAAGACGAGGCTTGCGGTTCGGCATCAACGCGCTATTCGCAGAGCAATACGAGATTCGGTAAGCGTTACAGACATTATCGATGCTTGGTTTGCGAACTTTCCCGAAGGTAGCGGAAGTGTCACACCTGACGAGGCTCGCGCATGGGCGCGCGTTCATGTCATTGTGAATACTCGTACGCTACGCAATACCCTGTTCAACCTTTATGCTGATGCTGCGATTCTCGGTATTGACCTCAGCGCATACGAGATAGCACGAAAAGCAAAAGTCAGCAAAGCAGCGCCGAGTAAAAAAGAATTACAGCGCGCATTGGCTATCAACTGGAACAACTGGAAACCCGGAAACAGAGCAGCAGCATTACGGCTACGCCCTAGCGCAACACTCTACGACCTGCTTAATCGCGGTACGAGTATGTCTGACGAGATAACGATGACGACAGTAAAACGCATCGGAACTATCCTCGCTCGTACGCTGAACGAAGGTATCAGTCCACGCTCTGCCGCTATTCTGATAGACCAACTTATTGATGACCCTGTTCGGGCGTTGTCAATAGCGCAAACCGAAACATCGTACGCGGTGGTACAGTCCTCTCTAGATTTGTACCGCGATTCAGGTGTTGAAATGATTGAATATTTAGTCGCAGACCCTTGCGATTTATGTTCGGAAAACGAAGCAGCATCACCGATACAACTCGGCGAACAATGGCCTAACGGCGACCCACCTGTTCACCCGAACTGTATGTGCGATGTTGCGCCCTATGTAGTTGATACAAAACTCATAAACGAGTAAAGGAAAGATATGAAAGATACAAGCGTATACGCTGGCATCGTCAAAATGGACGATAATGGTGACGGCACTCTTACCGTTTATGGTAAAGCAACAGACGATTCCATTGACATTGACCAGCAGATTTGCGACCCTGCGTGGCTTGACCGCGCGATGCCTGAATGGTTCATGACAGGCGGTAATATCCGCGAACAGCACAGCAATATCGCTGCTGGTGTTGCGCAAGAATACGAACAGAAGTCAGACGGACACTACATTTCCGCGCTAGTAGTTGACCCTGTTTCTGTCAAGAAAGTTAAGTCGCGCGTACTTAAAGGTTTCAGCATCGGCATCAAAGCGCCGCGTGTTGTTCGTGACCAGAAGGCGGCAAATGGTCGCATTATTGATGGTCAAATCGTAGAAGTTAGTTTGGTCGATAGACCTGCTAATCCAAATTGCCAACTTGTTTTGGCGAAATCAGTCAATGGTGAAAAATCACTAACGAAAGTAGAGGAACTGGTGGAAACTAACATAGAGAAAGAGATG